AGCAGAGCTAACACCAAGACGTCCTTGTCCTGCTAAACGCTCCTCTAATGCAAGACGTTGACGTTCCTCTTCAGGACGCTGTGCTGCTCTCATACGCTCAAAGATAGCTTGCTCACGGGCTTGAGTAGGCTGTACTGCTTGACCAAAGAAACCACCTGCACCACTTAACAACTGTTGTTGTATGGCTTGCTCTTGAGGTGACAGTGTCATGCCTACTTCAAGACCCTGACCTGCTTGTTGTGTAGGCTGTTGAGCTGTGGTAGAAGGATAATATCTACCGTCTTGAATAGCTTTAATACCACCTTCTATAACACCTGTAGGCTTTCTTTGCATTTGAAATAACTGATCCATACCCGGAGGCAACATCATTGATGGCTGACCTATAGGCTGTGGTATTTCGGCAGGCATACCAGAGGTTGGAGGCATAGGCTGTCCCATGCTAGGCTGACCACCCATACGTGCAGAGAACATAGACCCAGTAGGAGTAGTAACAGTAAACGGTCTAAACTCTGACTCACGCTGTCCACGCTGTGCTACTTCCATAGCTCCGGGAATACGCTGACCATCTACAGTAACGCCTGTTAAGGACTGTGTGCCTATGTCACTAAGCCTGTCATACGCCTCTTTAGTCAACAACGAACCCGCAATAGCAGGTATCGCTGGTGAGATAGCAGAGCCTATCTGTTGCACTCCTCCAAAGATGTCACCAAGAACATTACCAGCACCGGTAAGGAATTGTTGAAATCCTGTAGGGTTTGCAGCGGCAAGCTGAGGAGATATATTAGCGTTACCCATAGTAGGTATGTTAAGCCCTCCTCCAGAAAGGCCACCACCCTGCCCAGTGTAACCCGGAAGGTTTAAGCCGCTTCCTAATCCGCCCTGTCCAGTGTAACCGGGAAGGTTTAAACTGTTTGGATTTATTATCATAGTAATTTACCTATCAAAGCCATTACGTTAATCTCCTGTAGTGACAAAGGAGAACCATCAATTTCTGATTCAAGACCTACCTGTACACTTGTTCCATATCCAGTGGTGTTTAAGCTACGTTGGTTTGTAAGTTGCCCACCTGTAAATTCTACTGTTGTATACTCGCTTTCACCGTAGAACCCAGTTATCTGAGTACCTACTGTAAACTCTGCTGTAGCGTATGTAGTATCAAAGTCATACGCCCACTTCATAAATACGACTGAGCTGTTAGCACCGACTAACGTAGGCTTTAGCTTCTTAAGTATTTTAATTCTTGCACTATCACCAAAGGTTAAGCTTGGGCTGTAGTACTTAAATCTGTAACCAGTACCGTTATCGCTGTAACCTGTATATGTACTGATACCTGCTGTAGTGCCAACATATAACGTACCATCGTCAAGTCTTGTAAACGATGTAAAACTAGTAGACGGCCAACGAGTAACACGGTATGATCCATTCTCTAATGTGCCTCGTACGTCAAAACAGTACGTTACATCTTGACCTACAAAGGTAAGCAAATAAAAGCCTTCTTCTGGGCTATAGACAGACCTAAAAAATTGAGTCTCATTTTGTAGTGCAGCAATGATGTCCTTAGTAATGTTTCCTGACAAACTACTAATAGGCATTGACTTTTCTTGTATTGTTCTACCAAAACTTTTAAGACCAGTGTGTGACAAGAACAACAAGTCAGTACCTGTATACTGCACAGTGTCTCTGTTGACACAACCAATGCCAGCTACAGTGTCTGCTAAAGTCATAGAAGCAGGAGAGGTAGCCCCGTCATACACAATAATGCTGTGCTTACCAAAAATAATTAAGGCGTTGTTGTGGGCCGCTAAAGCTACAATCTCATCGTAGCCGTCAGGCCATACCTTAGAGATGTCTATGTTGCCGCTAGAACCGCCCGTCCAACTAATGCCGTCTAATAAATCAGACCAGTAAATAGTAGATTTGTTGGTGCTAAAGTCTGCCGTCCAGAGTCTTCCGTAAGCCGCTAACACTTCGTTGCCGTACATGGTGCTAGCAACACCGCTAGCGTGCGTATGGTCGCTCATGGCTTGTACAGCGCCAGAGGTGTTGTCATACACTAAAGGCTCAAAGCCGCGCTGAAACATGTAGATACGGTCGTTAAAGTCTACAAGCTTCCAGTTGTCTGCGTTAATACTATAGCCAGCAGGAGTCTCATCTACTAATGTAGCTGTACCGCTAATAATCTTGTTGTTACCAACAGAAAAAACCTTAGTGTTTCCTGCGTTGTCTCTAAACTCTTTGATAGCACGTAATGAATCAGTCCCTAGTACAGTCTTGTTTGTTGTAACAGCGGTGTGGCCCTTACGTGCAGCAATACGACCACGCTTGTCAATCACAGCGTTATCTGCAATTTCTGCAAACGACGGATCTTGAGCCAGCGGCGAGTCTTCGGTGTTAACACCTTTGAATGCCGGAGCTACAAGATTAATACTTTGAAGTTCTTGAGCCATATTAGATAGTCCTAAATACCATCTCTTCAGGATGCTTTGCTGCGTCAATAGCAATAGCGTCTGACAAGTACTGGTTAGCTATAGTAAAGTACTCAGCAGTAGACGTACCACCTGTTTCACCACGTTCACGTGCAAGCAACGCTACAGTTAAATGAATGACTGGCATAGAAGGAACAAGAAGAACGTCAGCGTCGGCAGACAGATCCGCTTGTCGTTTAACAGTATCTACACGTATGTTATATACACCGTCTGGTGTTGGTCCTACAAGGATCTGCGTATCACCGTTAGAATCTAGACCATTATAAGTATAATATTGCGGCGTTCCTTCTGAAGCGTTTCCAATGTATAGTGCTTCGTTAAACCAATCCTTAGTTTGATACTGCATAAAACAATTATGAGTATCGTTTAACATGGTCATAACTTTAATGTTATCGCCACCACCTGTTAGAGAGTATGTATTGTCTGAAGCAACAGTAGGTATAATTAATGTTTCACGTAAGGCAGACCAATCAGCAGCCTGACCAACTAACGTCTTAGCATCGTTAATAAAATCACCTACCATTTTAACGTAGGTTGTACTGTTAACAGACGTTGTTTCTTCTTCACGAAGTCTGCGTAGTACGCTGTTCATAAGATTTAAATATGTCATACTAGCATTCCTTGTATCTTTAATGGCGTAGGCATTTTTCTAGGCGATAGCCCTTTTAAGAATGGATCAAACTTTATAACTTCTGGTTTAGAAAGCTGCGCTATCATTTGCTCTTGTTGTTGCCCTAAGCCTGTTAAGCCGCCTAAAAGACCTACTCCTAATCCTGCAATGCCTTGTCCAATACCACCTATCTGCGTTCCAAGACCAGCAACGTCTGACATCAATCCACCAATCTGCCCACCAATCTGACCAAACTGACCAGCAACACTACTCTCAAACGCTTGTTGTGCTTCGGCTTGGCTAATCTGGCCTGCTTGTAGTGCGTTAATGTCTACGTCAACATTAGAAAATAGTTGATTAACGTCTTCACCAAACTCGTCAAACTGCCGACGTGTATTCTCGTCTAGTTGTGTAACATCACCCTGCACATTAAGCAGTGACTGTTGCAGTCCTCTTCGCTCATCAGCGGCCTCTGCGGCTTTAACTGAAGCGTCTGCTTGGTACTGAGCAAAAGCATCTGCCTGACTAACTTGCCCTGCTTGAAGACCTGCAATGTCTACATTAACACCTGCAAACAGTTCGTTAACGTCTTCACCAAACTGGTCAAACCTAGCCTTAGTGTCAGCATCAAGCTTAGTGACATCACCACCTACAGCAAGAAGAGCTTGTTGTAAACCACGTCTTTCGTTTTCCGCCGTTTGCTGTCCTGCCGCAATACCTGCGATAGAAGACTCTAGCTGTGTTTGAACATTGCCTATATTTGTTCCAAGCTGGTTAAGCTGGCTATTTAACGCCCCTTCAACGGCAGATAGTTGTCTTAATGTACTAGCTTCTACGCCGGTAATTTGTGATAGCAACCGTGCCTCAGCATCCGTTAACTGTCGCGCCTGACCTTGAGCCTGAGCCGCTAAAGCATTTTGTAGGCTTGTTTCTACGTCTTGAACCTCTCCTGCTGTAGCAAACCCAGCTCCTTGAAGCGCCTTGTCAATGTCTTCAGGAGTAGCAAAACCAGCACCTGCTACGGCATTTTCAATATCTGCTGGGGTAGCAAATCCTGATGCCGCTAATGCACTGCCTAGTTGTTCAGGGGTTACATAACCTGCATTTGCTAACGCACTGGCTACGTCTTCTGGTGTAGTAAAGCCTGCGCTGGCAACGGCCCTAGTAATGTCCTCTGGTGTAGCAAAACCTGCCTGTGCAAGAGCAGTTCCAATGTCTGCTGGCGTTGCATATCCCGCACTAGCAACCGCTTCAGCTACTTCTCCCGGTGTAGCAAAAGGAGTATTTTCTAAAACGCTTTCAACAATGCCACGAATTGCTTCTGGATCTGCATCACGACCCGGCTCGCCTCTTGGTCCTTGCTCACCCTGCTCACCTTGTTCGCCGTCTACACCATCACGCCCATCAACACCGTCTGTTCCGTCTCTGCCGGGAGTGCCATCTTGACCATCCTGTCCATCTTGGCCATCAACACCATCAGTACCGTCTCTACCGGGAGTGCCATCTACGCCATCACGCCCATCAGCCGGGGCAGGTGCAGGAGCAGGAGCTGGAGCTGGAGCAGGTGCAGGAACCGGCGCAGGTGCTGGGGTAGGCGCAGGCTCTGGGAAGTACTCAGGGAACATGCCAGTTGTAATTGGGTTTTCTGTATCTGTAGGCGCAGGAGTAGGCGGAGGAGTTGCTCCGGCTTGACCGTCATCTGACGGAGGCTGTTCTGTAGGGGTAGGAGGCTCTACAGGCTCTAGCTCAGGCGGTGGCTCTGGAATTACTTCTGGCTCAAACTCGTAATCTTCTGCTTCAAACTCCATACTTGATTCTAAAGGAGTATCTGGAGCTTCTTCAGGGGTTACTGCCGCAAGTCGAGCTTCTTCTGTTTCAAAAACTTCCCCTCGCTCTACCTCTTCCCATGTTTCTTCTAAGGCGTCGTAATAGTTATTACTTTGTGTATTTTCTAAAACTATGTCGGCTATCTTCCTTCCGGCTCCACCGGGAAGTGACCCACCATTTGCAAAGTGAGAGTCAAGCCAAGACATAGTATTGCCTTCTAAATTAACTCTTCCGCTAGCATCAACATTTACTTCGCCTTGATATTTAACAAGGTTTGTTCCGTCAGTTAAATAGTAGCCGTCACCTTCAACGTCAACTAAATAATATTCGCCGCTTATTGACCCCGGCTCTAAACCTACGTGATAAGCAAGGTATGTGTCGTCAATGCTCATTGCGCCGTATTGATTTAATTGAGTTCCATCAGCAAGCATTTGTTCTGCGCGAGACCCAGTAACCCCGTCTTCTGGATAAATAATTTGACCTTCAGGACCAACAACCTCTGTTGTATCTGCTCTAAGATCTGCCGTTGTGTCTTCTAACTCAGATCCTGCCGCATCTACTGTACTTTCTCCGGGAACACTAAAGTCTGGTGTTGGTTCTGGTGCATACATTTCGTTAAGGCTGTCAGCAATTCTTTGCATAGAAGCTGTCATTGCTTCTGACTGTTGTTGAGCAAGATCGCTATTTTGAATATTGTTAAAATTTCTAATAACTTCTTCGTTTACTTCCTCTCCAACTAGTGCTGTTTGCTCTAGCATGTGATCAAGACGTTCTTGCATTTTTTCATCAGAAATGTCTGAGTTAAGAGCCTCTTTAATGCTATCTGTAATAAAACTGGCAATTTCTTTAACACCGGTTACAAGCCCAGACGCAACAATTTGATCCATGTCTAGACTGCCTTCAAACACCCCTTGGCGTAGCGCAGTCATGCCCATAGCGTTTAAAACATTATCTACTTCTTCTATGCCTGTTACAGCAGTTATGTCAAAACCTAGCTGGTCGTTTAGGTTTTTAAGAACTTCAGGTGACATGACCTGACTAAGCGCTTGGCCTAGTCCTGCTGTAGCGGCTGTTTGTAATAATTGATCTGGGTCAATACTGCCTGTAGTAATCGCCTGTGTAATTGCATTACTTAAAGTTGCAGATCCAACG